CAACAAATGATTTTAAGTACTCTCCCCATTTCATTAGAGGTGCAATCTTACCTAAGTTTTCTCTTATACCCATTCGGGTATAATGTGAGATAAATGGTTGATTTTGTACCTCATCGGGTATAGTTTCATTCCTTTCAAAGAAGTAATAGTTGGATATATCAAAAATATTTTGTATATTTGTACCACTTTGTAATAAGCCCTTTTTATTCCACACCCATTTTGGTTGTGTAGATTTGGAAAGGTTTAAATGATGGGATTTCCCATCAATATGATTATATATGAGGATAAAGGTGGATTTTCCAATCATAACGAACAAAAACGCAAGTTCATTGTTCATTGGGTGTTTTTCTAAATCACACCATATAGGAACTACAATAGATGGTTCGGATTCCCATCTTTTGATAAACTTCTCCTTCTCTTTGTTAGACTCTACTACAATCATCTAACAAATATAAGAAAAATATTTTAATTATCCAAATTATTTTTGATGAAATTGTAAAAGGTTGGGAAGATATAGTTGAATATTTCTCATTGAGTGAGATGCTATTCTTACAGATGCGGAATTTGATTTCTTTACTTCGGATGGATTTCCTTTAATTCTCCAATCCAACGAAACTACATTATAAAATGAATTATTAGAAAACTTAGAAGTAGATTTTTTTCTAATTTCGTATATTACAGAAGATGAATCATTTGATTTTTGAATAAAGTATCTAGTAATGTATCCTCGATTATAATCAATATCGATTGGATTAGGTATGTATGCTACTATATTTATCTGATTAAACTCTGAACCCAAATCAGTTATTTCCTTATATCTATCTATATTCATAATTATTTATTATTTCTATATCCACCAGTTACTTCGGTTGTCCACATCATACCCTCAATACTATGTTTAACACTTAATACTTGAAAAAATCCATTATTATATACAGATGGTACTCCATTTACTTTAAACATATCACCTCTTCTTATGCCACTAACACCATGAACCTTAAAAGTGAAGTTAATTGGCATTAAAGGAGTTGCGGATGATGTATCTTCATCATTTCCTGTTTTTAATGCAGTAAATATACCAGCATCTCTATAAGCTCCCAAATAACACAATTTGTAGAGGTCTTGACTCATATCCGATTTATCATTTATTTCAACCTTTGGATAAAAACGAGCTTTACCTAACATAATGTTTAAATTAGCTTCTGCTATATCTTTTTTATCTTGCTCAGTTTGAGTCTTAGGGTCTTTTTTGTTTGTATCTTTTCTTTTTAATTTTACACCCAATTGGTCACTAAGTACATTTTCTTTAGAAAATAATGATATTTTTTTAGAATCACCATTTAAATCTGCTCCCAATTTTGAACCTATAACTTGATTCATTTTAGCGCCGCTAATATCCAAATCCAAACTAGCATCAATAAATACCGAATTTGCTCCTATCATTTCAAATGTATATGCAGGAGTTTGTTTTCCATTCGATATAAGATTCATTTCAAATATTTTTAATTTGTTTACTTTTTTCCCATCAGATGTTACCTGAGATTCTTGTATTTGAAAATCCCACATACCATTTACACCTGATGATATTCCATTTAAAATTTGATACAATGCATCTTTCAGATAAAATTGCTTAGTATCCAATATACCTTTAAAGAAATCAAAATTAACATACAAATCCTTTAGGTATCCCCATTCATTTGCATTTTTGGTTACTACCTTTCCACCATCCGAAGGTGTAAATGAATAATTAGATGGATTTGGGAATTTAATTTTATTAAGTGGTGAATTGTTTACTGTACCAGCATTTCTAATTTCTTCAATTGATGGTAATCCACTATCAATACCAATAGCAGCTAAATTAAATTTCGGAGATTGTGGGTTTGGTATAAATAATTTAGATGGGTCAGTACTATATATTTTTTCAAATGCTAAACAAGCAGTATCTTTGTAATCAATTTCAAAAGTTATTTCAGTACCATCAGGTAAAGTATAGCCAGAAATACCAATTTCATATATGATATCCATCATACCATCAAATCGTATAAATCTCTCATCTCCAGTTATTTTTGTACCCGTTGGAAATTTGACTTGTTTTCCATCAATTGTCATTTTTCCTTGTGAAACTTCCCAACCAAGACCAGGAATAGTAAATCCATCAGATTCATCATTTAATTCTTCAATAACCTCATCATCAAAATTTATTAAATAAGTATCATCTGCTGCAAACTTACTTCGTAATCCCTTTACTGCTAAAGTTTGTCTTGTTTGTGGTAATTCATTAAACATTTTCATAAAACGTTCATCACCCAAACTACTATTATCAGAATCAATATAATTCAAACCAAATGGTTCAGCTGATGTTAATTTTTTTGATTCGTTTAGTTTTTGTTCACCGGTTTCGGTAGTAAGTAAATATGTTGGTAATTCCGTATATCCCGTACAATTTACATTTATAGTCCATTTATCACCATCTAATGAAACACCACCACCAGTTGAAAATCCTAAGTAGTTATCATATTCACCACCAGCATTACTTCTTACATTATTAGTATTTGATGAATTTTGAAATTTACATATTTCAGATGCACTTAATGCTGATAATCCACCTACACCTGCTGCGGTATTCCAACCCCATTCTATGAACACACTCATACCAGGTTCTAAAAAATATCTGGTCAATACTTCCATTTGTTCTCTAGTAAAACAAGTTATAGAAAAACTTGCTTTTCTACTCAAATTACCAGAACCTTCATCTACTTCCAATGAGGTTACAATTGGAGAAGGTCTATAACCCTGTCCAACTGAGGGATTTATATCAGCTCCTCCCCAAGTTGTACCTATTCTACCTGCTTGTGTAGATGAACCATATGTTCTACCGGCCGCTCTAAACAAATTATTATCTGGATTTGAATCTAAAACCAATCCACCTCCACCACCAGAAACCAATCTAACAAATGGATTAAGTTTAGATATTAATTGGGGATTTCCTACTCGTTTGGCTAAAGTACTTTTAACAAAATCTTGAATATTTGAAAAATTCGGAAATGACATATAACTTATTTTTTAAATTGATTGTTTATCTCTATAAAGTTTTGTGGTATTCTTAAAATAGTACCATCTTTTAAACCAAATGGTGCATTGTGAATGTTATTGGCCGCTGCGATAATCCACCAAAGGGATGCATCTCCATAATAGTGATAAGCAAGTGTATCTAATCTATCACCAGTCTCAGATGCTACTATAATATCATCATCCTTTAATGGAATTTCAGGATAAATTTTAGAACGATATACTGTTCTACCATCTCCTATTTTTTTAATTTCATTATTTTGATATCTACTTGCCATAATTTATTAAGTTGTTGGTCCAAAGGTATAAAGTTTTCTATTACCATCCTCAGTACCAGTTTCTTTTCTATTTTCAACAAATTTAATGGTAACAGCCACATCAACAATTGTGGGTAATCGATAACCCTTCATATCTATTTCATTATTAGATGGGTTTTGGGATATACCTTTAGGTTTACCATATAATATATCACTAGTAACTTGAGCTTGATTATTTAAATGAGTATTTTCATTATCCATTACCTGCCAAGGTGTGGTATCATCAATGGTGTATGAAAGAGATTCTATAAAACCTGCTTTTTTATTATACATATCACCTAATGTAAACATTATAAGTGGTGATTTTATAGCTGAATTTTTATAATAATCAGCTGGATAAGTTAATCCCGATAAAAAGTTGAGTTTATCCCAAGCTTTTTGGTGTTCCATTGCATTTAAAGAATATGTTTTAAAATTAAAAGAAACACTTCTTTCTATTCCATCATATGTATAATAACTAAATGGGTTTCCAATAAATTTCTGTCCACTCCAAGAAGGAGAAAAGGTTTCACTTAATCCACTAATAGTTGCTCTAAAATTTGCTGAACGTAATGCCCCACTAACCGTACCTAATGAAGTAAATTTAAGTGTTACAAAATCCAATTCATCTAACTCTACATCATCATTATCATATACACCACTCATATTTACTTTATCACTAATGGTGTACATTCCTCTTTTTGTTTCTAAAGAATTATCTTTACTAATATCTTTATAATTTGGGTTTTTGGTTACATTTGAAAATTTACTTACTCTTTCGGGTTCAGCACTAAATTTAATAGTTGGTACATTTTCAACTTCTTGTTTATAAGATAAATCATTTTTATCATCACCTTCTTTAATAATGGTTTTACTGTACCTATTTCCTTTTTTATCTTCTTTTAATGTTTGAGCACCAGTAGTTGGTTCTAATGAACCATAGTTAAATCCAAATTTACCCCAATTTCTTAAACTTTTATCCGTAAATATAGTTGGGAATTCATTTGATGGAGCTGGTGTAATTCCAGTTGGTATTTTTCCAGTTGCTAATCCTAAAGAACTACCACCTCTACTTCCAAATAGTTTTTTACCTAATTCTTGCTTACCAGCACTTATTGCACCACCCACTAAATTTCTACCAATAGCATCTGGCGTACCTCCACCAGCATTTTCACCAATAAATCCTAAGAGTTTTCCCGCAGCTGTTCCTTCAGCTGATTTTAAAACTTTTTGCAATTGGCTCATTCTTTTTTGAGTTTCACCAAGTCTTTCAGCTTCCAATCCACTTACTACAAATGTTGGAATTGCTTTTGTAGGTAATCCTAATGCCGATTTTACACTAGATGCTGCACTTCCTATCTTAGCCATCAAACCAGTAGCACCTGTTACCTCACCAGATGTTTCTGCTTTCATTTTTGAAAGTGAATCGGTTGTTCTTAAAGTTATTCTCGGTGTATCTGAACCATATATCATAGGAATAGAACCAAACCTAATAACTCTTAAACCAGTTACTTCTTGTTCTATTAAAGATTCATCAGTTCTAATTCCTAATAACTTTCTAGCACCCCTAGCCAATAACATACCAGTTACATTTACTAATGGATTTGATGAAGATATTCTTATATCCTTACTATCTCTAATAGCATAAGCATCTTCAGCGGTTTTACCACCCTGAGAGGGTAATTGTTTACTTTTAAATAATTCTTCTAATGTTGGCATAATATATTATGTTGCGTATGAATTACTTCCTACTCTACTTACTACTTTACTAACTCCAGAGGTTACTTTCTGTCCATCTAAATAAACTGCTACTTTACCAGAATTTAAATCTTCTCTTAATCCTCTGATTTCAGTTATTAAATCAGAATCTCCACCAGCTCCACCTTCATCTCCACCAATTCCTAATAAAGAACCAACTCCCATAGCTATTGTACCAATAGCAGCAACAGCCATTAGACCTGGTAGAGCAGCGATACCAGCTACACCAACCAATGTTAATGCACCAGCCAATCCAACTAATCCTAATGCTAATGCGGCAATAGGTGCGATGTATTGGAACATACCACCCAACACATCCTTAACCTGAGATATGAGTGATACTACACTTCCCATCGAACCTCCAATTGCTTGGAATCCAGCTGCTGCTACTAATAATCCAGCACCCAACACCATCATTGATACACCTAATCCAGCTAATGCCGCTAAACCAGCTCCGAATATAAATGCACCCACTCCAGTCATCATTAATGCTCCTAATCCAAAGATTGCAGCTGAGAAAATTACTAATCCAGCTGCAGCTGCCATTACCGAACCTATATCTAATCCAGCAATTAAACTCATTGAGAATGCAAATGGAATAAGTGCGGCTCCTAAGATAGCCACAGCAATTGCACCCTTAATCATTTCACCTTGAGCTTTTCCTAATACATATGCAATTGCAGCTAAACCAGCTAAACCACCTAAACCCAATGCAACTGCCGGCCATTCTACATCACCAAATTCTTGGAAAGCTTTAGCAGCAACGAATAATGCTGCAGCTAAAATAAGAATTGCAGCTGCGCCTTTTAGTAGGTTACTAGCTTTTGGTCCTTTTGAACCTGCGGTTTTATTTAAGTTATCGGAAACCGAAGTATTGGGTGCCATTTTTGCGGCTTTTCCAGATAAAGCATCTTTAGCTTTTTTACCACCAAAACCAGCTCCTATTTGTTTATCGGATAATCCACTCTTTCTAGCTTTTGAAAGTGCATCTTTACCGAATAATCCTTTAAGTTTTTCGGTTAACCCACCCATTCCTTTCATGGATTTTAAACCATCCTTCAAATTAAATCCCATTTGTCCAGCGGCAACAGCCATACTACCTAAACCTTGTACACCACTCATAATTTGTGAACCAAATGCTTTAGCAGTATTTTTTAAATTATCATAGGTAGATAAAGTTAATTCTCCATTTTTATCCAGCTTATCAGCATTTTCTGCCATTTTTTGGAATTCTGAAACGGATACACCTAATAATGCTGCGGTTTGTTTCTTTTGGAAGTAATCCATTTTATTGAACTCTTCAATACCACCCAATGCTGAAAGTGTTTCTCTTACTGAACCACCTATATCCCCTTCATATGCTAATGCTCTGGCTCTATCTAAATTGATATTCTTACCTAACATTGCACCCAACTCTAATTCGGCATTTATCGATGATTCAAAATCTAATAGATTATCAGCTACTCCACTAATCTTAGACATGGAAACACCCAACTTACCAGCAGCAATGGCTGCTTCAGCTATATTTTTTCCACCATCTTTCCCAAACAATGCAAATTCTTCAGCTGAGTTAGCTACATCTGCCATTATTTGATTTGGAACTAATCCATTTGCTTGTGCTAAATTCTTTGTTGATTCTATTAAGTTTTGAGCAGTTTCTGCTGAACCATCATTTAAACGAGCAAATGAACCAGTCAAAGATGCTGCTTCACCAGCACTAATTCCTAAGTTCTTAGCTAATACATTGGTTCTGAATTGTGTTTTTAAGGATACGTCTGCTAATCCACCAAATTCACTTGATAATCCTTTAACTGTACCAACTGCATCTGGAAATACTTTACTAAATAAAGTAGTAGCTATTGTATTGGTAGTTCCAATTGAACCACCCAATTCTTTCATCGTACTTAGCAATGCTTTACCAGCAACACCAGCTCCAATAAGTGCACCACCTAATACTCCACCAACAGTTGATGTGAGTAATGATGCGGTTTCTAAGATTCCACCAATGGTATCTTTGATACCATCATATACATTTTTTTGTTTTTGTAAAAAATCCTTTTGTTTGCTTGTAAGTTGAGAATGGGTTTGAGCTAATTGATTTTGTTGTGTTAAATTATCAACAATATGTTGATTTTCTGCAGAAATATCACCCAATATTTCTGATTGCATATCATACTCTTTTAACAATGCAGCTTGTTGAGCAATATCATCTCTACCTAATTGAGCTAAATCTCTATTAATTTCAGCCATTCTACTCATAGCTGCTTCTTGAGGAGCACTTAACCCAGTTGCTTTAACCTGTGCTAGTAATCTTGCACTATCCTTTTTAATTAAATCTTCATAGATAGAACCTATTGATTTTAGTGAAGATTCTTCTGATGCAAATCCTTTTAATCTATCTAAATTAACTTGTTTTAATTCTCTACCTAATTGTACAACCTGTTTCTTTTGGTCATCTACATATTTGTTAATTTTTGCTTGAGTTAAGACAGTAGATTGCCTAGCTCTATCAATACGAGCTTCAGCTTTTTCAATCTCTTTCAGTATTTCTAACCTACCTCTTAAATCTTCAGCCATTATAATTTATTATTTTTTAGCTATTCTATCTAAAATAGCATCTAATTCTTCCTTATCTTTCTGAATTTTTGCCATCACATTAGTCAATTCTTTAGGAACACCTGCTTTTTTAGCCTTAGCTAACATTCTATCAGATGCGTTTTTAGATAATCCATCAAAGAATGCATCAGAGAATTTTTTGGCTGCTGAAAATAAACCTTCGTTTGTTTTTTCGTTTGACATGGTTACTTTATTTATAGTTTTATACATCTATAAATATTGGATAAAAAAAAAGTAAGGATTATTTACTAACCCTTACTTTTGATTTACGTTCTGCTTTTTTGTATTCGTCTGCTTCTTTCTTTTTTAAGTCAACTAACTTCTTAAAGTAAAACTTTCTCCATTGGATTGGCATGAAGTAAACATCTCTCCAAGTAAATCCATTACCAAAGTTAACCAACTCCCAAATTTGGTTATGAAGTTGGATACTATAATCATTCGGAAGGGTAAAAAAACGATACCCCAAACGGGATATCGAGAGCCTCCTCTTCTCCCGTCAACTCTGAAACAAAGTTAAATGTTAAATCCATATCCGGACTTAACTCTCTTACAAATTTTCTAAATGCTTTTGTGTCTAATGCTAAGAATGAGTTTTGAACCCATTTAGTGATGTATCCTCTATCTTGGTTACCATCTACTGATTGAATCATAAATTTCAAACGAGTAGTTACATCAAAGGATGTATCACCCTTTCCTTTGTACAATCTAGCCAATGCTTGATTTTCTTTTGTGATTTCTAATTCATCACCATGTGTAAGAAGTTTGAATTCTAATTCAGTTCCACTCTTAGGTAAGGTAAATTTATATAAGTTATCACCATTTAAGATTTCTTCATTAAAATCTTTGGTTTTTACTTTAGATAAATCAATAGTTACTTTTTGTGGTTCTAATGTAGAGGGGTCAGTTACTTCTACTTGATAATCAGCCCCATAACCCATTACTCTGGTTGCTAATAGAATAGCGTTTTTATCACCAATGAAGATATCATTGATGTCAACATCACGTTCTACAACAACTGATTCAAATAATCTATCTAATACTACACCCTTTTTGATTAAAGATTGAGATGCAAGAATATCTTCTTCTCTTGCTGTCATATATTTAATCTCAATATTTCCTTTTCTTAAAGGATGTCCTTCTGGATAAACTAATCCCTTTGATGGTAAATCCACTACCTCAGTTGGGAATTCGAATTTATTTTCGCTCATAATTAACCTTTATTTGTTTGTATATATAAGTATATCAAAATAAAAAAGTTGTAAAACGAAAAAAGGTTCTCACTAAGAGAACCTTCTTCAATTTATAGATAGTAGTGGATAATATCTTAAAATTCTAATATTGCGTAATCATACGAAAGCGTTAATTCAATATCGGCAGGGTCATTAGATGAGAAATCTAAGTCATTGAAGTTAGCTGCTTGGATAAATGCTCCTTTTAGTTTCCATTGTTCGATTTTATCTCCAACAGGCCCTAACATATAGAAATCGATATCTTTTTTGTAGAAATCTGCATATCCCTTTCTACCCGTTAAAGATTCATATCCCAATCTTACCCATTCCATCACCTGTTGTGCACCTGAAGGTACAATTGGGTCATACAATGTGATTGTGATATCCTGCCACTCACCCTTACCTTGTAATTTTCTATAAGTGTTGATGTGGTCCAACTTCACAGTTTCGAAATTGATAGATGGTCTTGCCGCTGTTTTGATTAAGTATGATTGAATACCATCAATCTCCATAATATAGCGATTCTTCATCTTCGGTTCGAAGTTGGTGAAGAACATTTCGTTAAATTCTAATACTTCTGCCATTTTTTATTTTCCCTTTTATACTAATAAATATTAGTTATTCATTTTTTTGTTTTATGCTGAGAACGATGCTCCAGTTGGTAAGATGTTGAAATCAATTACAATGAATTCAGCGGTCTTAGCAGGTTGTAGGAATATCTGTCCAGCTAAAATGTTTCTATCAACCACATCAGGTGTGTTGTTAGTCTCATCCATAACTACTTTAAATGCGTACAATCCTTGTCTTTGTTGGATACCCTCTAAGTAAGGTTGTACAGTGTTGATAAATCTACCTCTAGTCGATGCCGTATTTTGTTCGAATACTAAGAATCGAGATGTAGATGCTACAAATTTCTTAACATTGATTAATAATCTTCTAACATTAATTCTATCCAATGCTGATGCTCTATCTTGCAATGTTTTCTGTCCGAATGCCACAATACCTTGTCCAGGGAATGAAGCGATTGGATTTACTTTGTTTTCATATAAAGTATCTCTTTCAGAGTGTGTTAATCTATTCAATACCGATGCTGCTCCTATGATACCACCTCTATTTAAACCAGCAGGTGCGAACCATTCAGCTGCAATAGCGTCATTTGCTGCGTACACAGCAGGTAATAATACTGAAGGTGGAACACTTACTAATTTGTTAGTGTTTGTATCTACTGTCTTAACCCAAGGATAGTAAGTTCCAACATAATTAGAATCTACTGCGTTTGCCTGAGTTGTTACATCAGAGATTGTTGAACTAGCATCAGCGAAATCAGCGATGTAAAATGCATCTGCTCTAGCTTCAACAACATCAATTGCTTTACTAACAACCGCTGGGTGTAATGTTCTTACAACACCAGGAGTTACTAACATATTGATATCCCATTCATCAGCGTTTGAAATTGCGTTCAAACCTTTAGAGTATGATAGGTAACCACCAGCCGTAGTTGATGATAAATCAAGTCCTTGCGAATTACCAGCATTCATATCAGAACCTAAGTTGATATTAGTTGCAGGTGATTGTCCATCAAATCCACCTTGGAATGCAATTGAGAATTGTCTCTTTACCATATCAGATGAATCAGAACCACTCATTACATAAGAAAGTTGAGAATCGAATCCGAAATCAACATTCGAACCAACTCCTACACTTTCAGGTAGAGGTTTGATATAATTGTTATTATCATATTTTACACCAGTTGTTTCAAAATCGAAACCAGCAAAATAAGTTGGGTTACCAGCAGAATTAACTACTGAACCAGTTTGGTAAACAACCGCTGGAACGATAGTTTCATCAGTTGCTTTAATTGGATTAGAGTATGCTCCATGTCCAAATGGTGCGGCAGATACAGGATATGAACCCTGAGCTGCTACTTGTACTCTAATATATTTTGAATTGTTTACCCAATCACCATTTTCAGTAATCTTACCATTTGAATCGATAGTTAAATATCTATCACCGATTCTTCTAGCGATAAAGTTTGGTGATGCTGGGTCTAAGTTTACATTAGTAAATGTTTCTAATACAACAGGTCTTTTATCCGTATCAGCGAATGAACGAATAATTACTGTAAATACTGAATAATCAGTTCCTCCATCTTCACCGGCAGCTTTCACATTGGAGATTGAAATCTTAAATCTGGAGTTTTCGTTTGTACCATATCCTAATGTATGGAATCTAAATAATTCACTTCTTACACCTGAAATCAATTGTGATTTAACATATGGTGTAGTTGCCCAACTAGCCTCATATGAGAAATCTTGAGTTGGTAGAACTTCAGCAACAACTGCCTCACCATTCGCAACTTCTAAGTTGATATCATCTACTGCATCTTTAAAGTAAGAATATACATAAGCTTCTTTATTACCTAATGGGTTAGAGCCAAATACATCAGTTACATCATTACCAGCTGATGATAATAGTGAAGATGATATATTACTTAATCCACTACCACTTACTACAAATGAACCAGATGTAGTAGTAGATGGTGTTACAGTAAAAGGACCAAATCCTACTTCCTCATCACCATTTACAGTATTATGTAATGTTGCAATTAGTTTTTTAGAACCATCTGAACCACTAGCTACTAAACCAACAGGTGTTACTTGAGAATAACCAGCATCATCACCAGTTTTACCCAAAACTCTAACAACTGTTGCTGTTCCAGCTTCTCTAAGATAGTTTTGTACTGCGTACTCTGTATAATAAGTTCCATCAGGTGTTCCGAACTTATCTTCAAATTCTGATTGTGTTCTTACAATCGTTGGAACAAACGCTGGTCCTTGTTTGAAAGGTCCTACAAATGCTGCTCCTATTTCTCCTACTCCCTGTGCTAAGAACGAAAGGTCATTTTCTCTCGTAAATACTCCAGGTGATACTATTCTTTCTGCCATAATTTTATTTCTCCAATAAGTTTATTTTGATAAATAAATCAAATACACATATAAATATAACGAAAATCTCCAAAAGATAAATTTCATTTATATTAACTACATACAATTATATGTAGGTTATTATCAATTTAAGATTTCAACTACACATTCACAATAACATCACCAAAAATTTGTTTTAGTTCTGTTTTTAGTAATGGATATGCGAAATCATAAATAGATGAACCGGTTAATGCGTTAGTTGTGATTACATCTGCTGTATATTCTTCACTACCACTAACATTTACAGTATCATATGTCCAAGAAGATTGAGTAATCATATTTTCAGGGTCTTCTGGGTCTGGAACCATTTGGTCTACAGATGAAGATACAGTTTCTACTCTTAAAAATTCTCTCGTTCTAACTTGAGATTCTGTTAAATGAAAAGTATAGTTTTCCTTAACCTCATAGCTCTTTGCTTCCCATTCTTCAACTAACATAGCAGGTGAGTGTTCATCAAATAAATCTTGAGATGCACTAGAAGCAGCTCCTTCATTTAGATATAATGTAGGATATATCCTTAATTTACCATTTGATTTTCTAAATTCAAACGATTCTATTCTTACATATCCTTCAGAAGTGATACCTCTACTTGTACCTATTTGTTTTTGTATTTCTAAAGCCATTTTGTTTTTTTTACTTTATGTTTATAAATATAACTATATTAGTAAAAAGATTAACCTTTATTGATTAATTGTTTTACTAAGTTTTTTAATTCTTCAATTTCGTTTTGTTGTTTCTCAATAATACCTTCTAATTCTTTCACTTTAGAGTTGTTCCAACTCACCAATTTATGCTGGTCTTTGATACCTTCAATCATTAGTGGAACCAATCTATCGTATTTGATAGTTAAGTAATCTTCACCTGATTTAGAGTATAGGTTTCCATTTTCATCATAATCAGAATCAAATGGTGCTAAGTGAACTACCTCAGGCATCACATCTCTAACCTGTTGTGCTGATAAACCTACTTGTAATCCATCTTCGGTAAATCCAACTGAATTAGCTAACTCATTAGTTTCATAGTAGAAACCATCTAATGAAAGAAGTTTAGAAAGTGCATTTCCAATTCTACCCTTTTTAGTTTTTAATCTTTCATCAGAATAATATGCAATTACATCTTGTGTACATCTAAATACTCTAGTAGCGTAGATTTGTGAGTTATTAACTTCTAATCTTTCACTACCACCAGTTACAACTCTCCATTGGTCAGCTGCATGGAACTGCATGTAGGTATTCGTATCACCATTGTGCCGTATTAATGCATCTATACGGATTTCGTTCATTATAGAAGTAGATGCTGGATTGGTGTAGTAATTTCCATTATTCCGGTCATAGTAGGTTGCACCATATACTCTATTGTAGAAGTATGCAATTGCATTACCATTTTCTCTACCAATATATGCTACATTCTGAGAATTACCGGAACCATTATCATGTATTCTTAGATAAGAGTTAGTATTGTTATTATTACTATCTAATCTAATATTAACATCATTATATGAGTTAATAGATATGTTATCGGAGAATCCACCAGTATTAGAAGTAGATGCGATACCATGATTAGTATATGAGTTATAATTAGCATTCCAGTCAAAGGATATGTATGCTATTCTATGTAAAGATGATGAGTATGTACCATATCCCTGTGCGTACCCTCTATTTGAACCTACCCCGAAGTATGATGTATTGGTTATTGTTGCATTAAATCTAGAAGTAGAGTTAAAGTTACCATAGTATCCAGTATCGTGGTCATAGTAAACTTGTGCTCTTACTTGGTCTCTTACATAGATACCATAAGAATCGGTATTCATTTGTCTAGCACCATTCCAATGTAGTTCGGTACTACCATTTCTATTGAAATAAGCCATCCACTCATTATCAATATCATTGTAGATACCAGCACCATTATTATCTGCTGACATGAACACATATCTACCATTAATTGAGTATCCTTCCCAACCACCTTTACCTCCACCATGAGTCTGAACAGTACCATAGTTACCATCTACACCACCTTGTCCAACTCTGAAGGTTACTTCGTTGTTATCTCGCATTTCTACATAAGAATCACGAACTACTCTTACTGCCCAAGTCCCATCTGAATCTAATAAACCAATAGTGTTGTTATCTTCTGCGTAGAAGTAACCCCTAACAGTACCTTGGAAACCATCTCTTACAATAATACCCTTAGCACTACCAGAATAACCAATAGCCCAATATGCACCAGATGAGTACCAGTGATTACCACTTGATTGGTTATATAGACCTTCGTTTTGGTTGTAGTTTCTAAACCAATCATCAGCGTAGAAGTTCCACGCTCTCATTGTATTTGCACGAGCATCACCCTGTCCACTACCAAAGTAGTATGCAGTATTCTCTCTATCGTAAATGATATTTGTTCTAATATCATTGAAGTACGATGTTTGACCAGGGTTAGCGTAATATGAGGTATTATCTCTATCATAGTAGATATTTGCCCTCATATCGTTAAAGTACGATGTAGATGCAGGGTCTGCGTAGTATGATGTACTATTCTGGTCGTAGTAGCGAGGAGAGTAAGTTACATCATAGTTGTACATCCAACCATCTACTCTCAAGTTCAAGTTACCAGTATCCGAACTCATTCTGAATTCACCAGCTGAACCAATGTAATCGATACCAGATTGAGAATCCCAATGTGTATTGGTTCTTAATCTCATTGTACCACCATTCCGTGCAGGCATTACAATAGCAGATGCGTTATCGAACCATAAACCATTACCCTGATTTACTCTATTACCAGAAAGTTGTTCGATGTTTGGTTCGTTACCATTGATTTCATATACACCAGGTCCCCACCATTTTAAGTGAGCTGCTGGGTCGGTTGAGTAGTACAAGTAAGTTCTATGAGTTTGACCTCTCGTACCAGTGTATCTCATTTTATAATCAGTAGAACCACTAATTTTCTGACCTGTATCTAATCTCCAAACACCACCTCTACCTAAAGATGAAGTTTGTGGGTGATTGTTAGCGTACACATATCCAATCGCCAAACACCAAACTCCTTGCGGAAGTGAACCGATACCAAATGCATGGAAATATGGGTTACCATTTGCCGAACCACTCATATTAAGTGTTTCACCACCACTACAACCGAAGTAGTAAGTACCATTCGTAGATGAAGAATCTCTCTTCACATAAACCACATACATATATGATTTATTACCATCTAAGTTAGATACACCTTTGTTCCAACCACCATCAGCGTTTGAAGATGTATCGTTTCCTAATGTTCTCCAAACTAATGAAGGTCTACCCCACGGGTCGTAATCTTGCAGTACCGAGTTACCATCACCATTCTGTCCGAATCCACCACCCAATGCTGCGTTATTAGAACCATTTTGAACTACCCAATCTTCAGCAGTTGCTAAGTTGGTAAATGAACCAACATGCATATTTCGAGAGTTAATTGCTTTCTGTCCACCTACTCTTAGGTTGTAAGTAACTTCAACATCTTGAGAACTTCTACCAACTGAGAATAACATTGTTGATAAATCCTCATTGTTGTACATTCTGATACCACCATAACCAGATTGTGCACCCATACGGATACCAGTATGCCATCTTAAATCTAATTTAGAGTAGTTACCACCATAGTTTTCCCGATTCGTACCAATATAGTAGTTACCATTTGCATCAGAGTTACCTCCACCGAAATGTAATCTAGTGGATGATACTGAGTTGTATGCGTTGTAATCAAATCTACCACCGATAACAACTCTACCAATAAATTCAGCCTGATTCATACGAGAAGTAGAACCACCATGCCAATAATATCCAGTAGACTCTCTATCGTATAAGATATTTACTCTAACATCATTTAAATAAGAAGTAGATGCAGGGTCTAAGTAGTAAGATGTATTGGTATCATAGAATCTTGATGCAAAAATATTTCCATTTACATAAACACCATCTGAACGAGTGTAGATTTTTTCACTACCATCGTAATACATTGATGTTTGTACATTCGTTGTTCTAACTGCCCACTGTCCATCTCTATTTAATAAACCGAAGTTAGCACCAGCTCCATCTGAATAAAGATATCCAGCTCTAGTGTTTCCACCAGTATAGAATTTAATACCACCTGTATTTGCATCACCAAATTTAAAGTTTAGATAAGAATCGTTACCTTCATCATAGAATCTAACATTTGCGTTAAAGTGTAATTGGTTTACATAATTGATATCGTAATTGTTCATATGGAAATGACGATACCAATACACATATGCATTATTGTTGGTAATGTATCTCATCATTAGAGTATCACTACCAGCATTTCTCATATACCAAGACCAAGTGTATCCACTATCCCAATACCAGTGTGCACCATATGAAATATCGTGGTATCCACCTTCACCAAAGTAGAAGTGAGAATCACCACTATCAGTAGCACCCACATATAACATATCATTGATGTGAGTTCTATCATCGTTACCATTACCTATTCGGTTTCGGTTACCATTTACATATAAGTTGTTTTGTACAGTAGTTGTACCATTGTTTACTTCTAATCTTTCACCACCACCAGTTACAACTCTCCATTGGTCAGCTGCATGGAACTGTATATATGTGTTAGTATCACCATCGTGGTAAATCCGGTCATTTAAGAAGATATCCTCTACATCGTAGATTCTACCATTATCCATATAAAGGTCAGTTCTAATAATAACCGAACCATTTACATCTAATCTTTGTGAAGCAGTTGTATGCCCAATACCCACATTACCACCACTTGCACCATTAATGTAAGTGTTTTGACCTGAACTATATTGTAGTTGTAGTGGTCTTGCTGGTGAGTAAACCTGGTCAAAGTTAATTCTTAAACCATTAGTAATACCAGAAGTGTTAAACTCAACCCAATCCAATCGAGATGATGAACCTTGGAATCTAAGGATATCAGCAGGTCCATCGTATTCAATCTTAGGTCCACCATATCCATATTGGTGGAATTGGATTTGTGGTTTACGAGAGTTTGTACCAGCGTTACCACTTTGAATCTGAATTGCAGTTGATGCTACAATTGATGGTTTATTAAATTGTCCACTATCACCACCCCAATGAGCGTTACCATCATTGTAGTAAGATGAGTAATCATTTGCGTAGTAATCATATTCATCAGTATATCCACCTTTAGCGAATATCTGTCCATCTACTGCTAAGAGAGATGTGGTTCTACCATTACCACTATGCCATTTACCTAATCTCCAACCACTATTTTCATCGTTATTGTTTGATACCGCAAATGTAATACCTCTATCGTAACTAGCATCAGAATACATAGTTGTAAGAAGTAAATCATGTGCGTAATTTGCATCAGATGCTAAACCAGACGCTTGTGATTTTGTATTTGCTGTTCCAGTAAACCAAGTACCATTACCCGCACCAATCCAGAACATCTGATGTCCTTGGAAGTGTAGGTTTGTTTGTGCGTTTTGTCCAACTGAATCCCAATTTGATGAAGTACCTAAAATATGATATTTTCCATCGAAATCAATTGTACCAGTACCAACAGCATCACCTTGAACACTAATACCGGTATTGGTAGTTTCTAATTTATTCGCACCATTAAAATGTAATCTAACATATGAGTTTCTATACATTAAGATAGCCCACTCATTTTCATAATCATTGTAGATACCTGCGGCATTTGAATGGTCATGCATAAAGACCCAACCACCATTGATTGAGTATCCACCCCAACCACCTTTAGTTGTTTTGGTTTCAACTGTACCATAATTTCCACTTACAGTATCTCTACCAACTCTAAATTCTTCGGTTGTACCATCAGTATAGAACTGAGTACCATAATCATTTTGGTGTCTAATTGCCCAACTTCCACCAGTATCTAAAATACCAATTTGATTAGAACTATTTGCGTAGAAAGAACCTCTTTCGGTACTTCCATTAGTTTTCATTCTAATTCTTATAGAAGATGCTGAATCTCTAGCAGTCCAAGATGCATCTGCATCTGAAACCCAATGTGCTCCAGTTGCTTGGTTGTATAAACCTTCACCACTTTGGTTGTTTCTAAACCAACCATTATTGTAAATTTCGTTAAACGTTACACTATCAGTTGTACGAACATATTGGTTCATATTCGCAGCGTATGGATAGTTTGTAGAATCTAAGATTCTTCTCCAACCAGAATAGTTATCATTATTCCATTGAGTTTTGTATGCTAAATCACCAGTGTGTGCTGCGTATAATTGGAATGAATGGTTTGCGGTTCTCCAACTCATCACACCACCATAAGTGTACACACCTGTTGGTTGATTTGAGAATCCAGAGTTCAAGTTGTTAACCTGAATAATGTTCATCTCACCAGTTGAGTTTGTCCAATCTTGGAAATCACCAGTACTCACCGCACCACCATAGTGCATCACATTCCATGCACCAACTGAAGTAGATGTGAATCTAACTCTTGGTACTGCAATCTGTCCACTATTTGCTGTTGGGAATACTTCAGAATCCGGTGTAAAATCTGAAATATTCGTTGCACCCGGTGATTTGTTAATGTAAGCTTGTCCGCCAGATGGTGTATTATCAGTATATTGTACTGTCTTATTGGTTTTAATCATTACATCAACCTGTCCGTAGTATCTAACATCTACATAAACAGGAACATATCTGATATCACCACTAATAGTTACTGGAGAACCAATTCTTACCTGCATTCTATTATCAGCCCAAACTCTACTATCGGTTAGATATACTTGCCAAGCATTATTGTATCCCCACCAAACAGTATAAGTTTTTCTATCACCTCTACCATAGTAATCTTCATGCAATTCTACTTCGAATGTACCAGCATCGTTCCAATCATTGTAATCCATTGCCAATCTAGCAACTTCGAAGGTACGAGCTTGAGTTCCACTAGCACCCAAATCACCAATTGAAACATAAGTAAACTTACCAATTGAGTAATCATCACCTAAGTTAACCGAACCATTTAATGTGAGAGAACCATTAACAACTAAGTTATTTTGAACTGTTGTGTTGGTGTTGTTTACTTCTAATCTTTCACCACCACCAGTTACAACTCTCCATTCGTTTGATGCATGGAACTGCATGTAAGTATCAGTATCACCTTCATGTATTATTTGGTCTACACCAACAATATCATTGTTGTTCATATCAAGTGTTCCACCTGATATACTGAACCCATTACTTACATAACTTCTTTCCCAAGATGAGATTAGTGCTCTTACTGTACTATTATCTCTTCTCAATCTCATATCAGGGTAACCATTACTACCTACCCAAAAACCAGATGCGTTATCATTACCAACTGCGTTTGATACAAATATAAATGGCCATGTACTACTCCGAACTTCTCTAAGGTCAATAGCATTATCACTTATGTTATTCAAATCCATATTGATAACATGGCTGTTGATTTGTAAGTTAGTAGCTAATGTTGTATTTGTGTTGTTTACTTCCAACCGTTCACTACCACCAGTTACAACTCTCCATTGGTCAGCCGCATGGAATTGCATGTAAGTGTTCGTATCACCTTGACTGTAAATAGCGTTATCTAAATAAATGTTTTCAACAGTATTTAAATTACCATTTCCTAAATTCAATCCAGCAAAAGTAGGTGAATCGGTTGTACGAACATCTTGATTCATTCTAAAGGCATATGGAATATTTCCATCATGTCCAATAGTTCTCCATGTTTGATATGTACCAGCTTGTAATCTTCTAAATCTCATATCATCGGAGAAGAAACTGATTGCTAATGTTGCACTATAATATGTTGATGCGTTACCATGTCCTAATCTCATCCCATACCACCAATTGGTATCAGGATTTAAAGTTGAGTTATTAATTGTGTTCCAATATTGGAAACTATCAGATTCAGTACCAGTATTTGATGATAATCTTGTTGCGGCATCAATAGAACCATTAATAGTACCATTTACAGTCAATCCATTTAAGTTTGAAGTACCATCTGGGTCTAAGTAATATGTTGATTGACCTGATGAGTAGAATCTTGTTGCGTAAATATTTGAAGCAACAAACATATCATTCGAAGTATCAAGAGTCATTACTCTTGTACTATTTCTTACAAATTGTAAATTACCAGCTGAGTTAGTTGATAAATCATTAGGAGATTCATATATTTTCCAAAGATTACCTCCACTCCAATTAATACCTTCATTAGGTCCAGGGTCATTTATTGTAATATTATTTACATTTGTAATATTACCATTGTTCATATTTAACCCAGCAAAGGTTACAGTACTATTTGTTTTTACCGCCTGATTTAAATAATCTGAGAATTGATATCCATCCCAAAGGTCAGCATCTAATCCAGAACCATCACCATCTGAAGTTGAAGTCCAAACTTCTCTCCAACCAGGTGCATAACTACTACCTTGGTCATTATATATGAATACTCTACCGGCAGAACCACCAGTGTTTGGTGCGATTGCTAATGCGGTAATATTACCTCTTGTAGAATCCGATGAATTATCAGTCCAAGTTATCCAAGATGAACCTGCTGTTTCAGTAAATCTACCAGCATCAGTTAAATTGTAATTTCCAGCATAACTCCAAGAAGTTTTAAATACTGAACTATATGAATCAAATGCTCCATCACTTTCCATTTCGGAAATTACTTGAGCAGTTGTTATATTTGGATTTGAACCATTAGTAAATGCTTGAGTTCCCAATGAACGAATATGGTCATATGGGGTATAAGTACCATCTAATATTTGACTTCTAAAGTGAGCTGGAGTTGCTTTTCTAATATATCCATCGTTGGTATTTACATAGATATCTGTAATTGTACCAGTTGTGTTACCCGAAGTTGTATTAATCCAACCAAAGTTAGCATATCCATTACCATCGGTTCTTACTACTTTATTTGCTTCGTTATTTCTACCAGTATGTAAATGCAAACCATCTAATAAATCAGCATTAAGGTTTGATACTAATGTTGTAGATGAAACAGTTAAAGGAGCCGTTCCAGTTCCTTGTGATAGAGTTAATCTATTAAATGTTGGAGAATCTGAACTTCTAACATTTTGGTCCATTAAATAAACCTCAGTTGCACCTTGTCCAGTATCTATATCCGTTGAATAAATTCTACCATTTACTTGTAATGGTGAATCAGCGTACCATCTATCCGATGATTCATTCCAAATAAATTGTTTAGTTGCTGATGAACCTCTTAAAACTTCAATACCAGCATTCTCCGAAGGAGTACCTGATGTGAAGTTTGAATTAAGAGTAATAATATTATCTGCTAACTGAATAGTTTCGGTATTCACAATTGTTTGAGTACCTGTTACATTCAGATTACCTGTTATGTTTAGGGTTGTTCCATCAAAAGTAAGATTTGATTCAACCGTTGCGTTTGGTGCTGAACCATTAAGTGTAATTACACCATTATCAGTATTACCAGTTAGGGAAAGTAAACCACTTGACCCACTTGAACCAGATGTACCCGATGTACCCGATGTTCCAGAAGTTCCAGATGTTCCACTCGTTCCACTACTTCCAGACGAACCTGAACTTCCACTACTTCCACTACTACCAGATGAACCATCTGAACCCGATGAACCCGATGAGCCCGATGAACCTGAACTTCCACTACTTCCAGAGGTGCCAGGATTACCATCAGAACCACTTGAACCAGATGAACCTGATGAACCGCTTGAACCAGCACTACCGTCAGTTCCACTACTTCCACTTGAACCACTTGAACCAGATGTTCCACTTGTACCGCTTGTTCCGCTTGAACCCGATGAACCACTTGAACCTGAACTTCCAGATGAACCACTTGAACCAGAAGAACCCGCCGAACCAGATGAACCTATTAAACCATCTGCCCCATCAACACCAGAAGAACCCGATGAACCAGAACTTCCACTACTTCCACTTGAACCAGATGAACCACTACTTCCACTACTTCCACTTGAGCCAGATGAACCTGAACTTCCACTACTTCCACTTGAACCAGAAGTACCAGGTGTACCACCTTCACCACTAGCACCATCTCTACCAGAAGTACCAGATGAGCCAGATGAACCACTACTTCCGCTTGAACCATCTACACCACTA